TTTGAAGGTATGCGTTCTAACATCACTAAGATTAAATCAATGGAAGGCCTGGACATAGTTTGGGTGGAAGAAGCAGAATCAGTTACTCACACATCATGGGAAACTTTGATCCCCACGCTGCGTAAGGAAGGCTCAGAGATCTGGTGTTCATTCAATCCAAACGATGAAATGGATAATACCTACGATCGCTTTGTACTACATCCACCTAGTGATTCATACGTTGTTAAAGTAAATTACAATGACAATCCTTGGTTTCCTAAAGAGTTAGAGGCCGAGAGATTACAGCTCAAAGAAAAGAATGAAGACTTATACAACCATGTCTGGGAAGGTGAAGTCTTATCTAATAGAGATGGATCATACTATGCTAAGTTTATTGACGATAGTCAGATCATGAACTTTGTTGTAGAGCCTAACATTCCTGTTGATACTTACTGGGATCTAGGTGTGGCAGATGCTACTTCTATATGGTTTGTTCAGCAAGTAGGTATGGAGCTACGTATTGTTCATGCGTTTGAGAATCAAGGTGAAGGACTAGGATTCTACATCAACTATCTACATGATTGGAGAGTTAAGAACCAAGCAGTGATGGGAAGACACTACGCACCACATGATATTGCAGTACGTGAACTAGGCACAGGTAAATCAAGATTAGAGACAGCACGTAAGCTAGGCATTAACTTCCTTGTAGTACCAAGACTATCAGTTGAAGATGGCATCCATGCTGCTAGAGCTATACTACCTAAGTGTTATTTTGAGAAGACAGGCACTAAAGATGGCCTTAATGCTCTTAGACGATACCGCAAAGAGTTTGATGAGAAGAAGGGTGTGTACAAACCACATCCATTACATGACTGGAGTTCACATTTCGCAGATGCGTTTAGATACTTTGCTATTGCCTTTAGAGAGAATAGACCAGAAGCAGGTAAGAGACAACCTATGGCAAATACATCGTGGTTGAACTCGTAGAAAATGAAATAGACTGGTTCGTGTGTTTCGTGGATGGTGGGCGATGGCATATATGGGATCTATTCACATCAAAGGGTTTCAGACATTGCTTTGCGTTTCGTTATGATGGATTCAACTGGATATTAGTAGATCCACTTGGATCATGGCTAGAAGTTCAGGTTATGCCATACACTCATGAGGATAATGTACCAGAAATGATGCTAGAATTAGGCCATACGGTGCTATATGTAAGGAAAAGTAGAGAGAATAAATTTATTTTCCGCGGAGTCATGACTTGTGTTAATATAATCAAGCATCTAATAGGGGTTAGAGCCTTTTGGATCGTAACACCTAAGAAATTGTATAACTATTTACGGAGAGAAAACCATGGGATTCCTATCACCATCAGCACCAGGACCGAGCGAGTCACAATTGAAAGCTGAAGAGCAAAGAGATCGTGAGACTAGAAAAGAAGAATTTGCAGCAAAGAAAAGACAATCAGCAGGCTTCAGACGTAGAATGGGTAGATCACTACTTATTTCAGGCGATGAAAAGGGTGTAAAGTCAACGACACTGGGGTAAACAATGCCAAGCTATAGCAAGAGCAACCAAGCAGTAGGCTCTATCATTAAAAGATACGAGACTGCAAAAGCACATAGAGGTTCGTGGGAGTCACACTGGAAAGAGTGTTACGAATATGCACTGCCACAACGTGAGGTGTTCAATCAACATGCCTCTGGTGCTAAAAAGAATACAAGAATCTATGACTCTACAGCATTAATTGCTACTCAGAGATTTGCATCAAGACTACAGTCAACACTAGTACCACCTTTTAAGAAGTGGGCGAAGTTGGCAGCAGGTACTGCAGTTCCTAAAGANCAACAGACTAAGATTGATGCTCAACTAGAGAANGAAACAGATACTTTATTCTCGTATATCAACAATTCCAACTTAGCTACAGAAGCTAATGAGGCATTCCTTGATCTTGCTGTAGGTACAGGCGCATTACTATTAGAAGAAGGTGAAGGTGAGGATCTATTAAGATTCAAGGCCGTACCTTTGAAACAACTTATTATCGAAGATGGCCCAAGTGGTACAGTCGAGAACGTATTTAGAGATCACTCAGTAGCAGCACGAGACATTGAGCGTATCTGGCCTAAAGGTAAAGCATCAGAAGCAGTACATAAAATGATGCAAGAGAAGCCAGATGAGTTAGTTCACATTATTGAAACTACTATCTGGGATGACAAAGAGAAGCAATATACATTCTGTGTAATTGAGTCAGCTACTAAGCACGTTGTATTTGAAGATTACTTTGAGCAGAGTCCTTGGATTGTGTTCAGATGGTCTAAGGTAGCAGGCGAGCGTTANGGTCGTGGTCCTATCATGACAGCANTACCAGACATNAAGACAGCTAATGAAGTTGTTAAGTTTGTACTGAAGAATGCCGAGAAAGAAATTGCAGGTGTATATACAGCAGTAGATGATGGCGTATTAAACCCATGGACTATCAGTGTAGCACCAGGTGCGATTGTACCAGTTGGTCAGCAAGGCTCATTACAGCCGTTAGTATCAGGTGGCAACTTCAACGTATCAGAGTTAATCCTTGGTGATTTAAGAGACTCTATTCGTAAAGCTTTATATCACGATCAGTTAGGTGCAGTAACAGGCCCAACTAAGTCAGCAACTGAGATCAGTATTAGACAACAAGAGTTAATGTCAGACATCGGTTCATCATTTGGTAGATTACAGATTGAGTTTATTAATAAGCTAATTAAACGAGCTTACTACATCCTAGAACGCAATAAGAAAGTAGCACCTATTAAGGTAGGTGGTCAAGTCGTAGAGATTAAAGTTATTTCACCACTTGCTCAACAGCAAGACATGGATGAAGTTAATAAGCTTGCACAGTTTGTACAGTATGCAGGCATGGTTGGTCCAGAGGCAATGCAGATCGGACTAGATCTAGAAGCATTCCCTGAGCATATCGCTAAACTATTGGGTGTTGATAAGTCATTAATTAGAGATGAAGAAGCAAGAGCTGAGATAAAGCAGCAGATGCAGCAAGCACAACAGCAGCAACAGATGGCAGAAGCAGCAATGCAAAACCCTGAAGCAGCACAACAACTTGTAGAGGGTCAATGATAGAGAGTCAAAGAGATTTCGATGCGATGATCGCAAAGCTATTCAAATCAAAGGACGGTAAGAAGGTTCTTGAGTGGCTTGAAGATCGTTACATCAAAGCAGCAGTGTGTACACCTGGCCAAGTGGAAGGTACAGGATACTATCGAGAGGGTCAAAATAGTGTGGTACGGATGTTTAAGTCCTGCATTATGAGACAAGAAAACGGAGCTTATAACGGAGACAACAATGAGTGAAGAATCATTACTAGACGAGGCAGTAGCCTCAAGTGAAGTAGCGGATACGAACGCAACTTCAGAAGCAACAACAGAAACAACAGAACCAACGATTGATGATACTGCATGGTATCTTTCAGAAGGTGTAGCAGGTGAGGGAGAAACACCAGAGTGGTTTAAGTCAGGTAAATATCAGACTGTAGAAGAACAGGCAAAGGCTTATTTAGGTTTAGAATCTAAACTAGGTTCATTTACTGGTNCNCCATCAGATGGATATGAGACAGTTATTCCTGAAGGACTAGAGGTAGAGATTCCATCAGATGATCCACTACTAGCTAACTTCAATGACTGGGCGCAGAAAGCAGGCTTATCTCAAGATGCTCATAGTGAGTTACTTGGTGTGTATATAGAAGGCATGATGGGTTCTCAACCTGACATGGAAGCTGAGATGAAGAAGATTGGTCCAGATGCTAACCAAAGAATCACAGATGTTGTTCAGTGGGCGAAGGGTACTTTAGATCAAGGTGAGTTTGAGACACTACAATCTTTAGCTACTACTGCTGACGGCTTCAAGTTGTTAGAAAGAATGAAGTCTTTAACAAGAGAGACACAGATTTCAGCACCTGATACAGCAAGACCTGCCAACTCAGTTACTAAAGAAGCTTTATATGATCTAATGGCGGATGAGAAGTACCAATCATCAGCAGCATTTAGAGATGAAGTTAAACAGAAGTTTGATGACTTCTTCGGTAAAGAACCTGCAAAGACAATTAGACAGTAAATAATTAATACTTGACTTAACTTTAAGTTATAATCAAGCCACAGATACCCGTTAATCGGCCTGTATGAGTAGTTTAAGCGCCTCTAAAGCGCTAGATTCGAACCCATATATGGCCACTTTGAATCGAGAAAGTAAGATAATTTTTTTATTCATAGGAGATTAACATGTCAGTTAATTTAAGTTCTTCGGCATCAGCACAGTTTGACGCAGAAGTAAAACATGCCTTTCAAGGCGCAGGTAAATTACGTGATACAGTACGAGTTCGTACAGGCGTAGTAGGTGATACACATAACTTCCGTACTATGGGCAAAGGCACAGCTGCTGCTCGTGGTACTACTCAATCAGACGTTACAGCAATGGACGTTTCACATGCTAAAGTTGCATGTACTCTTGCTAACTACGTTGCACCTGAGTACACAGACATCTTTGATGCTGCTGAAGTAAACTTTGACGAGCGTACAGAACTAGCAGGTACTATTGCTGGTGCTTTAGGTCGTAGAGTTGATCAGTTAGTATTAGATGCTCTTGAAGCTGTTACTTCACCGCCTGCTATTGCAAACGGTGGTACTAACATGACTTTGGCTAAGATTACAGAAGCTGCTTCTAAACTAAATGATGCTGGTGTTCCGATGGAAGGCCGTGTTATGGTTTGTTCTGCTGCTGCAATTGAGTCAATGATGAACAACACAACTATCACTTCACAAGATTACAACGCACTACGTGTATTGATGTCAGGTGAAATGAACACATTCATGGGCTTCGAGTGGAAGATGATCGAAACTCGTTCTGAAGGTGGCTTAGTTGTTGCTTCTAACATCCGCTCTTGTTGGGCGTACCATAAATCAGCTGTTGGTTTAGCTGTAGGTATTGATGTTTCTACTGAAGTTAACTA